CAGAAATCATATGTCAATGTTAGAGGATTTCTGGTTACCAAGACGAGAGGGTGGTAGAGGAACAGAGATTACAACACTCCCTGGCGGTTCTAATCTTGGTGAGATAGATGACATTACATATTTTCAAAGAAAACTTTATAGGTCACTCAATGTTCCTATCTCAAGAATGGAAGCAGAACAAGGATTTAGTCTAGGTCGTTCTACAGAGATTACAAGAGATGAACTTAAATTTACAAAGTTTGTGCAAAGACTTAGAAAAAAGTTTACACCACTGTTTACCGATATTCTTAAAACACAGTTAGTTCTCAAAGGTGTTATTACTCTTGAGGATTGGAGTAAAATGAAAGAGCATATTCAATATGACTTTCTACAAGATGGACATTTTGCAGAACTCAAAAGAGCAGAGTTATTAGAAAATCAAATAAGTTCTCTTGGTTCTATAGAAAATTATATTGGAACATTCTACAGTAAAAAATGGGTTCAAAAAAATGTTCTAAACATGACTGACGCAGAAATAGATGAGATGCAGAAAGAGATAAACATAGAAGCTGGACTTGATCCAAATGAGGGTGGGGTTGATGTTCCACAAGATACAGATGGTATCACGAGGTATCCATCACTTGATGGAGCTCCAATTCCAGCAGACGATCTAGCAAAATATCAAGGTGAAGAACCACCAGAAAAAGGAGAAAAATAATGAGTGAAGATTTTGTGAACGCATTACAGAATGGAAAAAATTTAGAAGCAGAAGATGCTTTTAAAAGTGCAATGCAAGATAAAATTGGTGCAGCTTTAGAAACTAAAAGAAGAGAAGTTGCGAATAGTTTCGTAAAAACTGTTACGAAGGAAAAGGAAGATGCCGAAGAGGTTTGATTCGTTATATGCTCCAGTAACGGAGAAAGACGAACACAAAAAATCTAAATTATATAAAAAGTTATCTCCCAAAATGCGAGATGCTGTTGATGATATTTTTACAAAAATGGACACTAAACCTTCAGATTTCCTAAATACTTTTGAGAAAACTATACAACAAATCTCTAAAAAGTACAGGGTTTCCGAAAAAGAACTCATGGGATATTTTGAAAAAGAAATGTTAACAATTTAAGGATAGAGAGATGGCTTTAAAATTAATTAGACACGCTGGTACTATTACTGCATCAACTATGGGTGATGATGCGGCTCATGGTCTTGAATTAGGAAAACTTGTAAGAGGAAACGCAATTAGAGTAAATGAGTTTGCTGGACAAGATATTTTCATAAAGGTGACAGGTATAGATGCACAGACAGCAGTGACCTCAAGTAACGGAATGTATGTAAAAGGAGGCACTTCAGTCACAGTTGTACCAGAGGGCGATAGAGCACCAATTCTTGGTGATGATGGAAAGTTCTTCATAGTGCAAAATACTGCTGCCGATGAGGGAGATAAAATTTTATTAGAGGATGACACTGGTGGTGCAGTTATAATAAATGCAGCTGAAGAGCAATACTTTTTATCTGCAATTAATGAGACTGCTGGTAGTGATGGTGCAGTTCATGTAGAGATTGTAGCACAGGGTAATACGATATGACACAGACAGTAAAATTAATATCAGAAGAAATTCAAGACGTAGAATATATCTGCGAACAAAAAGAGGATGGAAAAAAAGATTACAAAATAAAAGGTGTCTTTATGCAGGCCGATATCAAAAACAGAAATGGTCGTGTTTATCCTATGGAAGTATTACAAAAAGAAGTAAATAGATATAACAAAGAATATATAAAAGAAAAACGTGCGTTTGGAGAATTAGGGCACCCAGATGGCCCAACAGTAAATCTTGAGAGGGCATCTCATATGATTACTAAGTTATATCCAGACGGAAAGAATTTCATAGGAGAGGCAAAAATAATGTCAACACCTATGGGAGAAATTGTAAAGACTCTAATGGACGAGGGTGCAAAATTAGGTGTGTCCTCTAGAGGTATGGGGAGTTTAGACCAGAAAAATGGTGCTAACTATGTGAGAAATGATTTTTACCTTGCGACTGCAGCCGATATTGTTGCAGATCCATCCGCTCCAAATGCGTTTGTGGAGGGAATCATGGAGGGTAAAGAGTGGGTTTGGGACAATGGTTCACTCGTTGAAGCAGAATTAGAGAGAATGAAACGAAGAATTGAAACCAGAGTTCGGAAAAGACAAACAAATGAGAATACTTTAGAGTTTTTAAGGTTTCTCAAAAAGTTATAATTTATAAATAAATATTAAAATAGAAGGAGAAATCCCCATGTCAGAAGTAGAGAAAACCATAGAGGAGTTGGAAGCAGAAGTGATGGCTGAGCTCGAAGAGGGAATGCATGATGCACCAACAAAAGGTGCTGTTCCAGCAGAACCTATGAAAAAGAAGAAGAATGGTGAGATGCAAGATACAGGAGCTGCAGTGGTTTCACCAACTCAAGGAGATGCACCAGCAAAGAAAGTTGCTGGAGCCGCAAAGGAAATCTCTGGTGACCCCCAACAAAAGGGAGAAGGAGCACCTGATAAAATGAAAAAGTTAAATGCAATGAAACACAAAAATGGAATGGAAGAGGGATATACAGACGAGGAAATTCGTGAACTATGTCACTCAAAAGATCACGACTGTGCGACTGTAGTAGAACATCCAGTATGGGGTAAAGGTAAACCAGTTCATGGCTCACACGCAATACCAACAGACGAGGGTTTCGTAGAGTGGTATGATGTGCAATTCAAACATGGTATCGAAGAGAAAGTTATGGCAGACGATATGAAAATAATGGTATCTGAAGCACACCATGAAGATATGAAAATGCCAAAAACTAAAAACGGAATGATCACCGCCATGAAAAATATGATGATGGACATGGAAAAGGGTATGAAAAAAGATCAACTCATGGCTGCATATCATAAAATGGAAGGTATGCACAAAAAAATGACTGAAGGTGGTCATCTTCCAAGTGAGAAAAATGAGGCTGTTGAAAAGAGAGTCAAGAATATCAACGTAAAAGAGCACGTTGATGCACTTATGAATGGAGAGGGTGATCTTTCAGAAGAATTTAAGATGAAAGCTGCAACAGTATTTGAAGCTGCAGTCAAATCAAAAATTCGTGACGAAGTTGAAAGACTAGAAGAAGAATATAAATCAGAATTAGAAGAGTCTATAAAAGAGACAAAGGAGGAGTTATCAGAGAAAGTTGATACTTATCTGAACTACGTTGTCGAAGAATGGATGAAGGAAAATGAACTCGCAATTGAAAGAGGTCTAAAAGGCGAAATTGCAGAAGATTTCATTTCTGGGTTGAAAACTCTATTTGAAGATCATTATGTAGATATACCTGATGAAAAATACGATGTACTAGAGGCACAATCTGAAAAGATAACCGAACTAGAGGGTAAGTTGGATGAAGCAATATCTAATATTGTGACATTACGAAAAGATAACGGATCATTAGTTCGTGAAAAAGCCATTTCTGAAGCAACCGAAGATTTGGCTGACACAGAAATTGAAAAGTTTAAGTCATTGACTGAGGATGTAGATTTTACAGATGAAAGTTCATTCAAAGCAAAGTTGGACACTTTAAAAGAATCATACTTTCCAAAGACTAAACCAGTTGAGACTCAAACAGTTGATGATGTGGAAACTGGCAATGCACAGGACGTTGATACTACCGAATCTATGAGTTCTTATATGAGAGCAATCGGTAAATTTGGCAATGGTGCAAAGTAACGAAAATTATAAATAAGTAGATAAATATTAAAAAGGAGAAGCATTATGTTTCAGACAGAACATCTACAAGAGAAGTGGTCGCCAGTCCTTGCACACCCAGATCTTCCAAAAATTGAAGATTCTTACAAAAGGGCAGTTACCACTTTAATTCTTGAAAACCAAGAAAAGGCACTCAGAGAAGATAGAGCGTTTCTATCTGAAGCCGCACCAGAGAACGCAACTGGTACTTCTATAGATAATTGGGATCCAATTTTGATCTCACTTGTTAGAAGATCAATGCCTAATCTGATTGCATACGATATCT